GGAGGTCCACCAGAAGGTCCAGTAGCTCCAGTTATGCCGGTAGGTCCAGTTATTCCAGTAGGCCCTATTTGAGGCAAAGGAAAGGAACATGGAAAGGGTATGTGACAATTCTTTTTAAATTTACTCATTTTTACACCTCCCTTATAAATTAATTACCAATTTATATTTATACTTTAACAACTTATGAGTAAACAGACACACGAGTGTAAGGAAGAAACCTATAATAATTACATAAAAGGTTTTAAGAGCAAGCCTTTATTTCAAATTCCATACCAAAAAGAGCGCTATATATAAGTGCTCTTCGGATCAAAGCTCTTAGTGTAAAAGAGTACGTGATACCAAAAGTAATTTTTTCATGGGCGTGAAGTATTTGAACAAACAAGCTATTTAATTACTAAGTTATCGAGATGAAAAATGGTGCACAAAGTTTTTTGTGCACCACTATATATAAACTATGTCTTGTCTTGTTAATAATATGTCTACCTCATAAAATTGTGAACAGATTAAATAGAAGATTAAATTTAAAAGAGCAAACTTTTAGGATGCTCTTATGACCAGTACCATTACTGTAAAAGGATACGTAATATCGTATGTGTATTTTTCAAAAGGTGTGAATTATTTGAACCCAAAATTAATTTGGCACAACAAAGCAGCTAGCTGAAGTAGCTAACTGCTCCATTGTACGCTTTTAGAAGTAGCATAGGATACAACTATAGTATAAACGGATATCGAAATATTATGCAGGAAAGAAAACTAACCCAAAATTTCATTTTGTAGAAATAAAAACCCTAGTTTCCTAGGGTAATGGTATAACAGCTCAATATATTCTACTCTTTTATATTGTAACGTAATATTAAGTTAAAAACATAAGGTAAATATAACCAATTTTAGAAAATAAGAGCGGCTAGCAAAGGCTAACTGCTCAGTCTTGAAGGAAGTCTCAATCAGTACGGTTACACATAAGAGATTTCCGGCTGTTTAACAGCCTATCTACAGTATTGACGTAATATTGAGTTTTATTCAGAGAGAGAAAGTGAATAAATTTATGCTGTTCCAAATTGGTTTTGGTCTGCAACATCAGCATCAAATGTGTTTGTTGCGCTAACACCGCTAAAGGTATTGACAACAAAACCAACATTTGATGATCCTGAACCATTATAAGATTTTGTATTCTCTTTTGGAGAAACATTATAAAAATCCCCTAAGTTGAAAGAACCAGTACTATTTTGTACGACAAGGTTTGCTACAACTGAGGGCATAGTACGCACCTACTTTCCTAGAAAGTATTTAAATTAGCATATGTTGTAATCATCTAGAGGTTCATTTTGATCTAAGAATTCGAAGTTATTGCTCGTGAAGATTTTAATAAAATAGTTATTTTGTAATAATCAAAAAAATCACCTCGTATAGGTGCCGAAATAAGAGTTATTCAATTATCAAGATAATTACTTACCACCATTTTGATTTATACGTTTTAAATAAAAAATAGAACAAGGTCCTGATTTGAAAAATAGAGAGCTCTTTGAAAAGAGCTCTCCGACTAAAATTTATATTGAATATGAATACACACGATATTGTATGCGTGCTAATTAGGTAGGTGAATGTCTCATGAGATATAAAAAATTCAAAAAATCGTAATCAGATTTTCATGAGTAAATTTTTAATATTGTATGCCTTACTTGGAGTTATGGAGNNTAACATATGCTTGTCCGGTTTAAATGTGAGAAGTTTTTAATAAAAACGCTATTTGAGTAGAAAACGCTTAAAAGGACCCGATTAGGGGGACGGGTCCTTTTAAGGAAACACTAAACCTTTATGGGATTACCAATAGATTACCATAAAAGGAAAGATGTTTCCATTGATTGGGTGTTGAGAAAGCTTTTATAAAAATTTCATTTTGTATTAGTTTAAAACATAAATAGAGCACTTAATAAAATGCTCTCGTGACGAGATTATCCATTTGTAACGACTAACTTATTTTATATAGAAAGGAACACAAAATATTATACGCGTATCCAGTCAATTACGTGCATTTTTAAAAATAAAGAGCAGCTAGCAAAAACTAACTGCTCCAAACAGGGATGTAACTCTAGATGTATGTATAGTATCGACGAAATATTGAGTTTTATTCAGGAGGGAGAGAAGTAGGCCATTAACATGAAGATGTGCCAATTCATATCCTGTAAGTACTAAATTAATGACGGGGTAGATTGAGAATGGATGATCCGATTAAGGAGATAGTTGGCGCTTGGTTTGTTGCAGTAGGGACAATTATTGCTGCGATTGGGAGTACACCTTTAAAAAGATTGAACAGCGAATTAAGAAAAGACTTGAACGTATGGGGGAATGTATTACAGGCAACGGGGAATGGTCTGGAAGCTGATGGACAAGGAGAAATATCCCTTGAATTGATTGGGAACGAAATCCAATCAATTGGTAATGTAACGGTTCTCACAGGACTCATTATAGAATTTGAAGATGAAACACAAAAAAAATTAGTGATTGCAGGAAATTGGATACAAGCATTAGGTGGTGTTACATCAATAGGTGGGGAAATAGAGGATAGTTCCAATATAGATGAATCGTATAACATTGTCGGGAATGTGTTACAAGCGACTGGTAATTCATTACAGGCAATAGGTGGAATTGATGAATTGAAAGCTAGTCGGGATAAAGTGGAGGGAATTTCGGAAGACGATGATGAGGATGGACAGCTTATAGTGATTACGGGGAGTTGGGTCCAAGCGGTCGGTTCAGTAGTTTCATTAATCGGTCAAATAAGAGAAGAAAGCCAAGAGATAGAGGAAAATAATTCATAGAAAACCTAATGAAATAATCCTTTTCTAATAAGAAAGTTACTAAAATATGAGAAAATGATATAATAATACCAATTAAACATTTAGTCCTACTGGAAGAACCAGCGGACATCAAACTATAAAGAGCATTAGTGATATTGCTCTGTAGTTTGGTGTCCGCTTTTTGTTTTTTGTTAACAAAATAAATAAGGGGTGTTTTTATATATGATGCAATTAACTTTCTTACCTAAAATTGATCGTAAAGCAACACAAGTTCGTTTAGAAGAGATTCTTGAAAATGTTCGTATTTATAGACAATTTGGGATGATTAGAAATGAGATGAAGGTCACGGCATCTAGCGAAGTAAGATATCACGGTCCAACCAATATAGTAGGAAAGCTAGCTGAAAATATCGCTTTAGCAAATGTTGCTATGAGTGAAAGAGAAGTGAAATTACAACGTTTATCTTTTCAAATTGATAAGGCATTAAGTCGTTTTAGCAAAAATCAAAGAGACATTATTGTAAAACGATATTTGGAAGATGAAGAAGTCTTTGATTACATGGTTTATAACGAGATTGGTATGAGTGAACGTACATATAGACGAAATAAATCTAATGCTTTTTATAAACTAGCTTTTGCTCTTAGATTAGAAGTATATGAGACAGAAGAGCGGAATGGGAGGGAGGATCTATGAACTTTGTTCAACCTATTCGTGATCCAGAGCAAATACAACAGATTAAAGAATACCTAAAGGGAACCAATGAACGTAATTACATTTTGTTTGTGGTGGGAATTAATACAGGGTTGCGTATAAGTGATATCTTAAGGCTTAAAATAGGTGATTTAAAGGGAAGTCACGTTTCAATGCGTGAAATGAAGACGGGTAAGCAGAAACGTATTCAAATTACCGCAGCATTAAGAAGAGAATTGAAATGGTACATTGAAGAGATGGAAGGTCATGAATATTTAATCAAGAGTAGGCAGGGAAAGAATCGGCCAATAGGAAGAAGTATGGCATATAAAATACTTAGCACCACAGCAGTAGAATTTGGATTAGATGAGATTGGGACACATACATTACGTAAGACATTTGGGTATCATATGTACATGCAGACAAAGAATATAGCTTTGCTAATGGAGATATTCAATCATTCAAGTGAACGGGTAACATTAAGATATATAGGAGTAAACTAAGATGCAATGGATAAAGCAATGACTAGGTTTAAAATCTAATCATTGCTTTTTCTTTTTAGTTCGAGGATAGCATCACATACCTATCGACTTAAGAACAGAAACTTACGCTTGAACATAATATCAAATCTAGATGAGCAAAGCTATTTCAAGTGAATAGAATTCACTCTTTAAGAATACATAAAATATATACATACAAGCTTAGTCTGATCACTACATCATTAGTGAAAGTAGAATTCTATAAATTTTGGAGGAAGAGATATGCAAAAAAAGGTTCTCCTGTTCACAGATTTGGGGATTGATGATGCGTTTGCTATACTGTACACCTTTTTTCGTAAAGACATTCAACTTGTAGGAATTGTAGCCGATTATGGAAATGTATCAAGAGAAAATGTAATCAGGAATATTAACTATTTGAAGTACATTGCGGGAAGAGAAGAGATACCTGTATTCCTTGGTGCTTCTGTACCGTTGACTGGTATATTAATTCAGTATTTTCCTGAGGTACATGGGAAAGTCGGATTAGGACCTATTATTCCCCCTGAAATTCCATATCCAGTTTATCCCTTAAATGATATTTATCAAATTATAGAATCAAATTTAGAAGATCTTACAATTATCAATTTAGGAAGGCTCTCTTCACTAGCTACGACTTTTGTATTGAATTTAGAAACAATGCGAAACGTAAGAGAATGCATTTGCATGGGGGGAGCTTTTTTCTATCCAGGTAACGTAACTGCTGTGGCTGAAGCTAACTTTCACGCAGACCCTTATGCAGCAAATTTAATTCTACAACATGCAAAGAACTTGACGATTATTCCTTTAAATGTGACTCAACATGCGATTGTTACACCCGAAATGGTTCAGCAAATTGATGCATTTCATCGGAATACACAGGATCTTGCAGGGCTCATCATCAAACCTATGTTAGATTATTATTATAATTTCTACTCCAATTCTAATCCTGGTATAAGTGGAAGTCCTATGCATGATTTTGTAACAGTGTGGTATTTGCTGAATCAAGAGGCTGTTAGCCTTTCAAGGGTACCCATTAAAGTCATTCCTGATCAAGGGGAGGGATTTGGTCAAAGCATTGCAGACTTTCGTTTTGTTACTAATCCAGGCTATAAAACGCATAATGTAGCTTTTCATTTTGATTATGAAAGGTTCAAGAAGGATATTATGGAAACGTTCCTAAAGAAGAGAGTGTAACAGACTTTATTAACTTCAGATAATACGGATTATATGAATGAAATATCACTGCACTTCACGTACAAGAATTCGACTTTTTTAGGTTGAAATTCGTCTAACATACAAAGCTTCCGAAATGTTGGCTGTATCCTATCACTATCAAGCTTACAGAATAAAATCTTCCTAATTGCTGGTACATTAAACCTTTAACTTGATGACCATGTGGTGCTACCCTATTCTATACGGTTACTCATTTTTATTATGTTGTGTAACTCAAAAGAGAAAGTGCTATGAAGCTATCAATATCAAGGGCTGTAACGTTTGGCTTAGTTATACAAAATATAACATATGGGTAACTGGGAAAAGAATTTATATAATAAAATTACGATGGTAGATATGGAATGGTACATATTTAATATGTGAGAAGTAACGTGAACATGATAATAACTAAAGTTGCACCGATTTCAGGATTTATAGGAGCGATTATAGCATTGGTAGTCAATACATATTGTATTAATACGGGTAAAAAGCAGGGGTTAGAGAGCACGCGCCATTAACTTAAGAAATCGGAACAAAAAAGTTATTTTGGAGTTGTCTGTTTGGTAAAGAAATCAAAATTTAATGCTAAAGAAAATTTTGATTTGGATCTTTTATTAATAATGATATTTAATTTGAAATTTTTAACACTATAAATATTATCCAAGCATATAATGTAGTACCGAAATAGGTTTCACTCACTTATTTCAGTTTACTTTATTTTATAGTTTTCTTTTTCAAGAACACCAAAATGGGCATTGGTGTTCTTTTTAAGTAGGTTAATTTTGATCGATAAGAAGTTCTCTTATTTACAAATTTATAAAATAAAGAGGCACTC